AGGTGTGCCTCCTATCCTCTTGACAGGACGCAAGCCAAAAGCAGCATCTTTATTTGCCATTTTTTTGTTCTCCTTATAAAAACAAATTAATCTTTAGTTGGTTTCTGTGACCCAAAGGTAACAGAAGTGCTTCGTTGTGGAGCCAGCTTCGGCATATTTGGATTGTTTTCACGCATCCAATCACGATCCACAGCCTCCATTTGATTTTGTGCCACATTTTGATAGTGTTTATTTCGCTGTTCTGCAATTTCTTCTGGTATTCTTGCCAATACTAAACCACCAACGCCTATAACGCCTGCGTTTTTACCTTCATCTATTACAGGTGCGTCAAATTCAGGATACTCTTCTGCTTTGACCAGTTCATACCCCTCTCTTCTTCTTTTGTGAACATTATTTCTATCATCGTATTCTAAAACAGATTCTCTAATCCACCGATGCTTATATCCAACGGGAGGTTCTGGAGCCTCTAATGTTGAAGGAGGTTTCCATTCTGTTGGTCGCTCTTCTTTTTGTCGAGTTTGAGATTCTCGTGATATTCTTTCAACCATTTTATTTTCCCGATTGTTTTCTATTTTCAATTTTTAACACTTCTTGAGCGTATTTTTCCAGAGGTATTCGCATTTTGTTTGCGAAAGCCACCTGACCAGGTGTTAATTGAACCTGTTTTTTCCGTCCAGATTTTACAGTCCGTCCATTAGACGCAGGAGTAACAGCTTGGACGTTTGCACGTTTCTCCTGAAATTTGTGTGGAAAGTTTTCTCTCATCCTTTTGTCAATCTCTGAATAATATTCATCAGTTGATGGATTGAAACCTTCTTCCAAAACGAGTTGTTCATGTATAGCTTGTGCGCCTCTTGTCATAACCCTATCTGCGTTAAACCATTCATTTTTGGATAACCAACTTTGTAGTTTAATATCGTCAGCAGGATTAGATTTAGGTTGTTGCTGTACAGGTTGTTGTTGAGTTTGCTGTGCTGGTTGAGCAGATCTTGCTTGATTCTCCTGCTCCATCCTTTGCTTTTGCACCCTTATTCTTTCTTCTTCAACAGCTAATTTTGACAAAATACTTTGAGCTTCTGCCTGTCTAGCATGATCTTGAGCTTCATTTGCCTCCTCAAGTATTTTCTTGGCTTGAGCTGTTTGACTCTTAACTCTGTTCTCATATTCAGTAACATAGCCTTGATCTAGCTGTTGCAAACGACTTTTAGTTGTTCATTCTCATTTTTTTGTTGTTCTGCATATTGGTAAGCAGCCTGCGCTTCTTCCAAGGCTTGCTTTCTTTTAGCTGTAAGCTGATTAATTCTTTTTTTGACGTTATCACTATAGGATTCAAGCTCAGTATCTCCCTCTTGTTCTGGCGCTGCAGTTTGCTCTTCCTGAACAATTGTTCGGCTTTCATCTTTTTTTACGTCTTCTTGATCATCCACAGCTGCATCAACAACTATGGGAGCTTCAACATTTTCTTCTATATTTTCTTGTGTTTCTACAGACATTTTTATACCTCAACTACTTTATACATAAGAAATATCTTTGGGGTCAAGTATTTTCGCAATAACATTGTCATCATTTATGATACGAACCTCAAGATCTTCCACTTTAAACCTGTTTCCTGCATATCTTCCCATAATAATCCATTCTTTTTCACTGCACCAGGCACCAGAAGGGAACTTATTAACGTCTTTATATGCATCAGGTCCACACTTAATGACATATGCTGCAACTGTTGCAAAACTCTCACGATCTCGAGTTTCATCAGGTACATATACACCACCTTTTGTTTTTTGATTCATGTAATAGGGTATAACCAATAGTCTGTAACCTGTTGGCTGTGGTAGCCTATCTATAACAGATGTTTCAAACTTTGAGGGGTCTTCAGAGTTTTTAGACTCTTTAGTTTTGAAAACCTTTGGTGGTACCTTGGGAACCATCCTATCAGGCACAAATAATTTTTTATTCATTTTCTAACTCAATACCTTTCATCGCAGCTTTAATTAAATCTTCAACATAGGTCATGCCACGTACTTGACCTACTGTGAACCGATAGTTTTCTATAGTGTCTATCGAACCATTCACCAAAGAATCAGAAAAATCTTGCTTTCTCTGGCGTATGTCTTTAAGCAGATATTCTGCCAAATGTATTGCATCCATCATATTAATTCAAAATGTGGACCATCAATAAAAGGTCGTCTACCTTCGCTACGCCTTAAATCAATGTAACTATTCATGGCACCTTCCATAGTGCTATTCCATTGAGCAATATTCCCTATACTCCATGCTGCACCCCATTTAATAGCAACATTATGTGTTTTAGCAGCTTTAGCCATTGCATCAGCAATATCATCATAAAGATTTAATTCCCAAGATGCCCTTGAACCACTTCCATCATTAACATAAGCCATAAGGTCTACAGCGTGTGAAAAACCATCAACCTCTTGAGGTAAATGTTTGCTATTCATGGTCTGTGAAGCTCCAGATTTAACCAACTCAGCCTGCTGACTTTTCGTTCTGGTGCCACAAATCACACCAAAGTCCACCTTACTCCATTCTATAGCAGAGGTAACACACTTTACCATATCTGGATGCACACCCTCTAATCGATCCATAGATCTTTGACTTAATTTAAAACTCATTTCTTTTTCCCTTTTCTTGTTTTCTTTTTAACAATCGTCTTAACATTTGTTGGCTTTCCACCAACTCCTTGTGGC